ACGTCCTGATACTCGTTGATCGGCTGGCCCTTGAAGATCGAGGTCCACCACTCGTCGTAGTAGATCTTGGTCTGCTGCACGAGCTGCTCCGAGTACGGCAGCATGTTGAAGACCTTGAAGAACTCGTTCATGTTCGGAGCCTGAATCGCCTTCAGGTACTCCGAGGAAACAACGTGCGCCTTGCGGCTGGTCTGCAGCCAGAAGAAGATCAGGTTGTTCGGGTTGTTGATCGCGTTGTTATTGCACCACTGCTCGAAGTCCGAGATCGAGTTGGCGCCGGTCATGATCATGCCGCCCGTCGGCTGCCACGCTTCCTTCTGCGTGGGCGTGTAGCCCGCGAAGGTGGCGGAGGTGACGTTCGGCTCGACGACGACCGTGGCCTTCGGGTAGGTGACCGTGGAATCCACGGCGGAGATCACCTTGAAGGCGGAGTTCACCGCGACGCCCGTGCCGGAGAGGAACGTGACGAAGATGTACTTGCCCGCGATGAAGTAGCGGTCGATGCGGGGGAGCACGTTCTGCCACGGCGACGCCGTGTTCACGACTTCGAGATTCCAGCGGTAGCCGTTGTTGTCGGAGCCGGACTCGATGGTGAAGTAGCCGGAGTTGACCACCGTCTTCTGCCGGTACGGGACGTACGGCGCGATGATGGACTTGGGCTGGCCGATGTTGATCTGGGAGATCTTCTGCTTAAAATCGCGGAGGCGACCCTGCAGAATCATCGAAATGGGACGCTGGACAACGCCACGCATCCCGGCCTCGGCAGCCTGAGCATAGACCCGCTGAAGGTCTTCTTGGTCGCCGAGTGCCGCGAACTCGTCGGGGGTCATCGCGATGGCGGATGCACGGGTGAACGAGCAGCCGGAACCGTCACGAATGTTGACCACCTTCGGGAGACACTGGTTGAAATAAGCCATGGGGATTAACCTTGTTGAGGTTGGCAGCAGTATGCCAGAGACCATGGCTCCCAAAAAGAAAACACCCTCAACGATTTACCGTTGAGGGTGCCTTTCCGTTATGAGCTAACACTGACGAACAGGTGTTCGTCAAACTTTGTCGTATCCGAGGGCGGCGAGGACTGGGTTGGCGGGCGGCTTGGCAGCGCCCTTCGCGCCGACCGTCGCGCCCGGTGCGGGTTGCGATCCGCCCTTCGGCGGCGGGGGTGTGGCGGCCTTCGGTGCAGCGGCAGCAGCGGGCTTCGCGGGCGCGGCGGCGGGAGAGGTTGCAGCGGCAGCGGGCTTCGCCGCTGGTGCCGCCTGCGTGGCAGCCACCTTTTTGTAGCCGGAGGCTTCGAGCTTCGCGTGCTCGGCCTTGATCGTGGCCGTCAGGTAGTTTTTCCCTGACGCGGCGAGCATGTCCACGACGTCCATGGTGGTGAACGTGCGGATGCCGGTGCGCTTGTGCTCGGGCGTCTCGTTGAACTTCTTCACCGAGACGAGCAGCTTGCCGTCGCGCATGCGCTTGTCCTCGGGCATTGCATCGAGCAGCTCGCCCTGACGCTTCACGAAGTTGGCGACCGTCTTGTGGATGCCGTTGTCGGGGTTGAACTCGATGACGCCGTTGGCGATCAGCATGTACTGGCGCACGTTTTCCTTCGTGTCCTCCATGATGATCGTGGCAACCGGGGCCTCCACACCGTACGACTTGAGGGCGGCGCTCGGGTTGGCCTTCATCGCCTCGGCGATGGGTTTGTCCAGCGCGCTGAGCACGTCGTCCTCGACGGCCTTCAGGGTGTCGCGCACGAGCGGCGTGACCTGCACCTCGTTCAGCTTGCGGCGGTAGGCTTCGAGCTGGGGCATCAGTTTCTCCTGCGCCTTCTGCGCGCCACGCTCTTCGGCGCGCGTGAGCATCAGCTCCTCGCGGTCGCCGGGCCGGTAGGTCGGGCGGTTCTTCCGCAGGAAGTCCTGATACTCCTCGGTCGTGTGGTCGAACTTGCCGTCGGTGTCCGTGTTCTCGGCGATGAACGTCCGGTGCTTGGCGATGAAGTCGATCTCGCGCTTCTCCATGTCGGCGTACACGTCCGGCAGTGCCTTGGCCGCGAACTGGGCCAGCTCCAGCGAGCGGCGTTCCTGCGGGAGGAGCTTGCCGTACTTGGCCAGCGGGTCGTCGGCGGTGCCGGGGTCGGGCTTCTTGGTGGTGGCCTCCCTGATGGCCTCGTCCAGCTCCTCGCGGGTAACCGCCTTGGGCTCGTCCGGGCGCACCTTCTTGGCGCGCTCGGTCGGCGGCGTGGTTACAGGGGGCGCTTCAGCAGCGGGTTCAGCAGGTGGAGCCGCCTCACCCTCTGGCGTCGCAGGTTCCGCTTCGGCGGCAGGGGCTGCGGCTTCGGGATCAGGTTCCGCTCCCGGCGCCGGATCAGCAGGTGTAGTGGCTTCCCCAGCATCGGGATCAGGTACTTCGGTTTGGGCCTTCTTGTCGACGTAGTAGCCGAGTATTTTCAGCATGTTGTCCGGCGAGGCTTCCGCCTTCGCGGGAGCTGCGGGCGCCTCTGCGGGCGCGGGGGTGGTCGGTTCATCGGGTGGCATAAGTTACATCGAGGGCACGCCCACTGGCTCCTGCATGGCCTGCGGCGGAGGCGGCAGTCCGCCGCGTCCCATGCCGCCCTGCATCATCATCTGCATGAGCTGTTGGATAGTCTGCTTCAGTTCTCCGATGGTGCCGGAGTCCGCCTGCTGCTTCTGGGTGAGCTGCTGCACGGCCTGACCGATCTGCTGCATCGCGCCCTGCATCTCCTCGTTCGGAGCGCCCATCGGCTGCGAGCCGTCCGTGCCGGGCGGCAGGGCGATGCGCAGGTCGAAGCCCGCGCCCATGTTGCGGGACGCCTCGTTGATCAGCTCCACCACCTTCTCCTTCGGGATCACGCTGGCCATCGGGCCGGAGCTGATGACCTGCAGGAGCTGGATCATGTTGTTCGCCGTGGCCTGCGAGGACGGGCGCTCAAGGCCGTCGCGTGTGGTGAAGAGGTACTCGGCGACGAGCTGCGTCTTGTTGCCCGTTACCGTGAAACGACCGCTGTCGAGTGGCTTGAACTCGGTGGTTGTCGGATCTCCGTCGGACTCGACGATGACGAACCCGGCATCCGTGATGGTCTTCGCGGTGTAGCGGTCCTGCACGGACAGGTTGATCTCGTCCGAGCCGAAGGCCATCGACGCCTCGTACAGGATGCGCTTCTTCGCAGCCAGTCCCTCCTCGATGCCGATGGTGTGGAAGTCGCGGACGCCAAGGGTGGTGTTGTTCACCATGTTCGCCTCGGTCGCGGTGATCTCGCGGGGCGCAACCTGACCGAGTTCCTGCGGGGAGAAGAACAGGAGGCGCTCGCAGAAGGCCAGAAGTTGAACGATGGTCCGCAGAATCTCGGCGGTCTTCTCGGCGGTCTGAACCTCGACAGCCCGCACGCGCTGCACGGTGCGCGGGTCCACGCCCATGTCCTTCAGGTTCTCGGCGGAGTATTTGACGATGATGTTCGACGCCGCGTAGTAGTTGCGGTTGCGCATCGAGTCCTCGAAGGACTTGATGTCGCCCTCCTCCATGCCGTCGATGTTCAGCTCGTAGATCTTTGTCAGCCCTTGGAGCTGGATCTCCAGCATCTGCGAGAGGAGGTTGGAAACTTGATCCTGCGTGGGCAGCACGGCATGCGCGAACGAGGTCGAGTACATCCGACTGTCATTCTCGTTGTAGCTGTACACCACGGCAGGATTGGAAGGCATCGGTTCCGCGTACATGATGGTGCGCGTCCCGCCCACCATGAATCGCAGCCACACGTCGGCGTCGTACTTGCAGATCCCGTACTTCTTCGGGTTCAGCTTCATGAAGACCTCGGCCTTCGTGCACGACACGTCGTCGCTTTGCTGCGCCCAGTACCCGACGTTCGCCAGCCGGTCGTTGCCCATCGAGTAGGCGTTCCCGAGATTGTCCTTGGTCGGGAAGACGATGGCGTCCGGGTAGTAGATGCGGAAGTACGCATCGTTCGAGGCAAGGAACTCGTAGGCTGCCGGGTTCAGCTCAATCGCATCGCGGTTCCAGTAGTCGGTATTGGTGCGGATTTCGCGCAGCCGAACGATGTCCCAGTACCCGACGTACTCCGGCCCGCAGTTGTTGTTCAGCTTGGAGAGGGGCTTCGAGATGTCCCAGAAGGTGCGGCTCGGGTGCGGCGCGGTGAACTCGACACCCTCGCGGGCGATCCGGTCCTCGACCACGTAGTCCGTCTCCTCCGGCCCGATCCCTGTCGCGTCGTCCTTGGGCTTGGCCACGTAGGCTGGCTCCATGTCGCGGGTCCATGAGCTGCGACAGAACTCGATCTGGTGGGCGTAGCACGAGGAGTCGCGGACGGACTGGACGATGTCGTGCTTGTACCCGAACGCCTCACTCATCTTCTCGACGTACTGGGTCACCAAGTCGGCGCGGAACTTCGAGGTCTGACTGGTGCCCGCCGGGTCGTAGCGCAGGAAGGGGAAGCGGGTGGCTATCGGTGTCGCCACACTGGCGACGCGGCGACTGACCATCGAGTGCGTGATGTTGTACGACACCTCGAAGAAGCGCGGCCAGTTCACCTTGAACGGCCTGCCATCCTTGCTCTCGATGATGCGGCCCCGCAATTCCGGCGAGAGCTGGTCGAGCTGCTTGGCGCAGGTGTCGAGGTTGATTAGACCTTGGCCGAGCATGACCAGCGGGAAGGTGGTCTTGTTGTACGGCGTCGAATCCATCGCGATGTCAACCGGCGCGTACAGGCGGAACGAATCGAAGCTGCGTTGCCATCCTTCCGTGAGCCGGGCCTCGATCAATCCTTCGAGATAGCACCGCAGCTCGTAGTCGGTCGGATTCTCCGGCAACCGGAAGACCTCAGAGGTGGGCTCGACCCACTGCATGCTGTACTTGTCGCCCGATTTCAGGAACGCGCTCATCTTGACGCGCGAGGGCGCCTGATCCTTGGTCGGTGGCTCAGCGGTGGCGATTGCCTTGAGACGCTCCACCGTTAGTCCGAGCGATGACGCAATATCCGGGTCGAAGGCCATGGCCGTATCTCTCGCGCTGCTGACGGGGAGTCAATCTCAATGCCCGCTGGGCGTGACGGCGGCGGCCCGCTTCTTGGCCTCGAAGGCGAGGCGGGTGGCACTGATGGTGGCTGCGTTCGCGGTCTGCGTGGCGCGAATCTTTTCGCGGCGCTCCATCTCTTTCTGTCGTACCAGCTCGGGGTTGGCTGCCATCCACGCCAGCTTCTCCGCGCGCTTCTTGGCGAGCAGGATGGCGCTGCTCTTTTTCTGGAGCGCCAAGGAGTGACCTACCGTACTGGTGTTCGGCTCGTCCACGCGCAGGTGGTCGTCGGGATTGATCCCGGCCAGCGAGCCGCAGATATAGTTCCAGAGCTGCTGGAGCAGGATGCCCTCGGACAGCATGAAGCTGTTTTCTTTCAGACGCCGCTTGACGGTGTACGGCGGCATCCCGCATCGCAGCCCGACTTCCTCGATGGTTTCGTTCAGCGCAACACACAGCTTGTAGAACCGCTCGCGGTTCCACTTCTTGGCACCGGACAGGTTCTGGTGCTGCTCGATCAGCGCGTAGGTGGGTGTCCGATGAAGGTGCCTCGGCATCTCAACCGTCACCTTGTCGGCCTTCCTCCGGCCTGAACCAAGCTGGATCTCGGAGTCGAACTCTCGGTCCCGGTCTTCCGGCTTAGTATTCGTCGTCGTCACCTTCAACGAGGAGCATGCTCACGGGCTCGTTGGAGACATCGACTTCCTCATCGTCGGGCTTGCCGTCGATGTTCTTGTCCTCGCCCTTGTCGAGCAGGTCGGAAGTCTTGCAGATCTCGAAGTCGATGCAGATGTCGCGGGTGACCTTGTCGCCGGAGCGACGGGAATCATCGCGCTTTCCCTTGACGCGCAGGAGCATCGTGACCTCAACGAGGTCATCGACCTGCAGGTCCTCAGCACCCATCAGCTCGGCATGCTTGCCGCTGACCGTGAAGCACGGGTAGTTGAGCGTGCGCTCCCACTTGCGCTTCTCGGAGGCGGAGTCGCTGCCGCAGGGCTCACACGGCGAGGGCGCGCAGCCGTAGTAAGAAGAATCTTTCATCTCCTTATTCGTCACACCCATGCTGACAGTGGCGTCCATGGGCAGATCCTTCAAACGACTAAGGCCGTGGAGTCAACGAGATAACTGGTCACGCCACGACGGTCACCGCCTTGTTCGAGGTCTCGGCGAACCCGGACAGCGCGACGTGCTTGCGGTAGAATACGGGGTAGGTGCTCGCGTCGAAGACGTGCAGGTACTTCTGGGGCTTCTTCGGTTCGAGCACCGTCTTGTCGTCCTGTGTCAGGTGCAGCAACATCGAGCGAGTCCACGGGCAGGCGGCGGAGACCATGATCTGCGCGTCGCGCAGCAGGTCGATCATGATGCTGGCGCGCTCCTCGACGGAGCCGGGCGGCTTCGGGCACTCGATCAACCGGATCGGCACAAGCCCCTCGAAGCGCACCTTGTTCTCGCGGATCAGTTTCGCGCTCCAGTTCTGGACCTCCTGCGCGTGCACGCTGCCGGTGGCGCCGACGAACTGGTTGAACGCCGAGTTGTCCGAGATGTGCTTGAACTGGAACTTGTACTTCATGCGCCGGTTCCAGTACGCCATCTTCTCCAGCAGCGCGCGGACGACGCGACCGTAGGGGATCTTCTCGTGGTAGTAGCACAGCTCGTCGAAGATGATCCAGTACGGGCCGAACTCGGTCTCGAAGCACTGCATGAACACGATGCCCGTGTTCACGTTGCCCAAGTCGTAGCCGATGATGATCGGGTGGCCCTCCTTCGGGAGGATGCCACGGTTGGTCTCCGCGTTCCCGGCGATGTGTTTCTTCTCGGAGAAGTAGTGCTTGAACAGCGCGATGCCGGAGGGGCGGGCGAGCCACTTCCCCTCGATCATGCGCGCCCACAGGATCGGATCGGAGCGGAAGGTGGACTCAAGGTTCTGCCGGTAAGCAAGGCCGAGCCGGTGCACGTTCTCGCTGTATGGGACGTAGTGCACGGCGACCAGTGGGTCGCGCCTGATGCCCGGCTCGTGCTTGTCGCGCGGCCACGGGACACCGTTCGGGTCCTTCATGTCCTTGTACAGTAGCTCGAAGGTCCAGTCGGTGTCCGGGTCGCCGGGGTTGCACGACGACAGGAACTGCTGCGGACCCTTGATGTAGCGGCGGCGACCGAGCTGGGCGCGCGGGAACGTGAAGTATTCCTTCCCTTCGCAGACCGTGGACTCCTCAAGGTACACGAGTGACGGCGCGGGGCCGCGCACGCGGGCGTCCACCTGTGAGGGGAACAGGATGGACTTGAGCATGACCTTGGACCACAGGCCGTACACGTTCTGAATCCAGAGGTGGCGGTCCTTGGTGACCGGGTCGAGCCGCCACTGGGTGTACTCCAGCCCGATGCCGTGATCGAGCAGTTCTCCTGACCGGGGGTTGGGGATCATGACCCCGTCCTTGTAGAGGAACGGCGCTTCACGATTCCCGTCTTTCCATGTCGGCAGCGCGAGGTTCACGAGATCATGGCCCGCTCCCTCGTAGCCCGACGATTGCGTCGGCGCGATGATGTACGCCAGCGCGTTGAAATTCTCATAGCAGTGCCGGATCACCCGGTGCAGGAACCCGAGCGTCTTGCCCGAGCCCTTCTCCCCGATGCCCCACACGACGTCATGCTCGTCGTTAAAGATGTCGAGCTGGGTCGGGTTGAGGTCCGGCCACCATTTGCCATCGCCCGCCTCGCCACGGGGCTTGCCGGGGTTCTCCGGGGGAAGCTCCGTGTCGTCGTCGGCAGCGACCGCCTGTGCCAGCCTGTCGAGGTCCTTGCTCACTCGCTGGCCTCGGAGACCTTGACCTCAGCCGGGCCGGTGGAGTTGACCTGCACCAAGACAGGCGGCGGTCCATCAGTGAAGCCGGGTTTCGCCTTCTTGGTCGCAGCCCGCTTCGTGGTCCCGCGCTTCTGCATCTCAAGCTCCTCGACCTTCAGCTTGAGCAGGTTGGAGCGCTGGACCTGCAGGTTGATGTTGCGGATCTCAGCGGAGAGCGACGCCAGCACGTAGGAGTATTCCTTCTTGGAATCCTTGGGGCCGAACTCGCCCTCCTCGATGGGCAGCGCGTCTGAGTCGTACATCTGCTTCGTAGTAACGAAGAGATCGAGCATCTCGGCGAAGCATCGGAGCATGCCGCCGTGCGTGAGGTCGAGCGAGGAGCGCAGGCTTCCGCGCGCAAACTCCTCGATCTCCATCAGTCTCGCAGCCCGCTCCGGGGATAGCCCCAGCTTCTCCCATTGCAGGGAGGAAAGTGCTTTATCCGTCTTGATCAGCGCCCGCATCTCCGTGAGTTCGCCTTCGGTGAGCGCCTCGCGCTCAAGGGCCTCTTCGGAGTCAGGGATCTTCTTGGCCGGATCGGTCGCGCCGTTCACCGTGCGCAGGTATCCATTCGATTGAATGAGATTCCAGACGGTCTTGTAGCTGAGGTTCATCTCGGCGGCGCACCCCGAGATATTGCCGTTAATGTGAGGCTGGGTGATCACCCGCGCGATCTCGCGGTGGATCAATGCAACCGCACGCTTGCGGTCTATGCCTGCCACATCGGCAGCCAGTGCTGGTGTCGCATCTGGCTGCCGAAGGGCGGTGAGAAGTTCCTCGATCTCGTCTTCACGGGCGAACCGAGGATTTTTATACTGCTTGGCTACGAGGTCAGACGGCGGCTCGGACATGAGCCAGCCGGTATCACATCAGGTGGCGCTTGTCCACTGCGCGGGCTCCGTCACGAAGTACCCGCCCGCTCGGTGCACATGTAGGCTATAAGGCTTACCGTCAGGGCCGACCATGATGCACGAGCCCCGGCTGTTGTCGTGCCGCCACGACCACCGCTCAGGGAACTTGAAGCCGAGCTTCGCAAGGTCAGCCTTCGCGCGCTCAAGGCTCTCCTTCAGCTCTTCGTGCGCCTTCTTCTCCTCTGCCTCCTTGGCGCTGGCTGCAGCGACCGCGAGTTCGCGCCTGCGTTGCAGCCAGTTCTTGATGGCGTTCATATCACTCCGAGTTCATCGGCACGATGCACGACATGAGCAGCAGCTTGGCGAGGTACATCGTCTGCTGCTTCGTCAGCTTGTTGCCGGTCAGGTCCACCTTCACAGCGGAGGACGTGGGCGATCCGTTCACCATGATGTCCTTGTACTTCATGGCACCGATCAGGCCGGGCGCACCACCACCCGAATCGAAGAACGAGGCTTCGTCCGCCGCGCCGTCGAACACCGCCGACTCATTCGGCGGCGGCTCGTTCACGCGGATGTCGAACTGGTACTCGCCCTCGCCGCTGAGCTTGCGGTTCGGCGACTCCACCCAGCGGATGTTGCCGGTCAGCTTGTCCTCAAGCTGCTTGCCGTCCACGGCGTAGCGCACGGTGATGTTCTGCAGATACCACGCCGAGCGGTCGTAGTCGTACAGCATGACGCCGTCGACCGTGACCTCCGGGTATATCTGCACCGGGCCTGCGGAC